GCGGCTTTAAGTTGCTGATTGTCGCCTAACTTTCCTTCCTGGCTGATCCCAAACACCGAAGGGGAGCAAAGATGAATACCGTAAATCTTATCTTGAGTTTGTTTGCTCAAGGCTTGGAATTTCTGATCTGATGCGCTGTCAATGATCGGATCAACCTTTGCAGGTTCCTGGCCCGGCTCGTTGTAGATAAACACAACCCCACCCGCTTTATCAGTACGGGCGAACTTCTCCATAAATGCCTTTTCTGTTTCCTTTCTTTCATCATCAGAAGGGAGGCCGGTAAAAGTTTGTACGGTCATATTAGGGAACATACCGGCCTGGATGTTGGCGCGGTGATAATTCGCTACTTCCACATCCGTAATAATCGGGTTAATCCCTTGTTCATATTCAGGACGGGGGTAGAGGGTCCGAGACCTGGTTCCCTTGTAATAAAATATTTGCTCTCCGCCTGATTCCTTTATTGCATCAGGATCAGTATTGAATAGATGCTCAATTGTGGCGTTGATATTGAAATTGGATTTGTTCGCGGCTAAAGTCTGTTGCTTATACACATGCCATTGATCCCAATTCTTTGAGTACTTCAATCGATCCCCTGGAATGTTAAATCTGTACTTCGAGATATCAACGTAATATATTTCGACAATTTTGGTTCTTGCTTTGTTCCAAATTACTTTTAAAGCAAAGCCGCCGAAAATTTGGTCATCGAGTACAACCTTACGCCAAATATCTTCTAACGAATCTCCCTTTCTGTTGCACTGAGAAATAAATTTGTTGATTCGCTTGTTACCTGATTTGGATGACATGCCACGGCCTACGATATGATTTACTTTACCGTTGACAATAGAACCGTGTGTAGGACTATTTGCATACAGGGTCAGAAGGAATTGCGGATAGAGGTTATCATCATCCCATGAAATAAAACCTTCTTCACCGGCCAGCCAGGGAATTTCCCAGTTTTGCGGCCCTACATAATCTTCCTGATAGGATGCAAAGGAGATACTAACCTTTTTGCCTTCGGCGGCTCTCCCTGGAATTGGAATACCAGGAGTTTGTTGTACTAACGTTTCTTTAGTTGCCATAAATTTGATATTGTGGGTACACGTTTGATTCGTATTGAGGTACTACCGGGGGAGCATCAGGCAACACCTGACATTTTCCGGTCTCGCAGATATTGAGGCCATCAGGATTGAGGGTTGACGCTTCATCCTCATAAATGACATAATCGTATTGCCCGAGTAGAGGAAAGAATACTTCTGCATCAGCCGGGTTAGGGTCTTCGGTTTCTGTAATACAGAAAGCATTGTAACGGGTCAACTGCACCTGATCCGTAGCAATGCAAAAGAATTGTTCCTTAGTCGAAGAGTTGGTAAACTGAAATAGATAGATCGGATTGCAGGGATTGACTGCCATTTCCGAAACCGTAACTACCACTTTATTTACTGTACCCTTGTAAATCGTTATCATAATAAAAAAAGCCTCACTCATCTAAAGTGAGCAAGGCCCTAATATGTATTGAATGTGAAAGACTAATTAAGACGGCATAAGCAACGCAGCGATTAAACCGCTTGGCACCTGGAAGGCTTCTTGTGGTTCCTCACCTTTGAAAGTGAGTTTCCATCCTGAGAAGTCCGTTCCTTTTGTACCGAAGTCTGATTTTGTATCTGTCAGCGTCATGCCTTTAGTTGCTCCGAACAGCCAATAGGTTCCATCATTGTTAAGCGTTATGATACCTACGTCCTGTTGAGCAAGCAAATAAATTTGCGCTCTTTTCACCTGTTCGTATCTCAAAAGCTGGATATCGACTGTCTGATCTACCGAAACAACCCCGTTCGCGCTGGATGCCTTCATGTCCTGTTGAGCTTTGCCCGTGTACTTTTCGAAGTCATAACGGAAAGCCTGATAACCACCACCAGGAGTAAGAGCTATTGCAGAAACAACCCCCGTGCTACCCGAAAGGGTCAACGTCGAAAGGTTCTGTATCTGGAATATAAAGACACTCGTAATACCGGGGACAGCGACCCTACATTCCAATGGTACGTTACTTGTAAGAGAACAATTAAAAGACATTATTCGGAGATTTAATATTTATGATTCTTGAAGGAGGGAAATAAAAGGGCCAGTTAAGAGTAACAGCCCTTTGTTATATAATTATGTCCAACCAAAAAAACAACAAGAATAGTAAGGGACGGGATTAACCGTTGTTCGACCAATAAACGATATCGCCAGGAATTGATATCTGAGTTCCAGTTTTAAAATCAAGTAGTAAATTCGTCGTCTTCCCATTATTATCGAGCCAGATTTGGCTGTTAGTCATATCGGAAAGGCCATCAATACCACGGAACATATTTACCTCACCCGCACCGTAGATTACGTTTTGTCCATCGAGACCATGCACGGCTTTTGTCCACAATGGGAAACCGTAAATCTGGAATCTGTATTTTGTATTATCTACAGCCGAAGGGTTGAACAGGTTAAGGTTAACCAAGTTCGTCACATAGTCGTTGTAGTTGTCGTACCCGGTGAAAGATTGGAAGTCATGGGTGTTCAACAATCTTGTAGGGATCGCTCTATAGAAAGCCTGGAACAGCCCTACCGCAGTCGTTGAAGACATGGTAGCAGTGTTACCGGAAATGTAACCCTGTGCCTGCTGCGTAACGGTCAAGAAACCGTTATACAGGTTCAAAGAGTTGTTGGCGTTATTTCCACCCTGTACGGCTTGCCACAAAGAATTTTCATAATCGCTACCTACCTGGGCAAGAAGCTGCTTCAATACAAGCTGTTCAAGGTCTCCACCAATTGAAACACCCTGTAATGATTTCTGCTGTTTCAGATAGAACATAGTAAAGTACTGTTCCAAATCTTCATAGCAGTAATTTTTCTGAATGGTCACACGGCCTACCTGCAAAGTTCTTTGTGAGAACGTATCAGAACCGGTTGGGCTGAAAGTACAACCTCCGCCAGCCTGCCACGTTGCATTTGTGGTAAGGTTGTTAACGAATTCGGAGTTCTTAATACCGTCAATCGTAGTAACCATGTCCGCAGTTTCAGAAGCGTTGAACACTGTGGCGGTCAGGATATCGGGGTTAAGCTTGGTGTAGTTAGGCAACCCTGCAACATCGTAAGAGAATTTCTGTAGTTTAGGCATCGTATGTCTATTGAGAATTTTATTAAATTATTTCTTCATGTGCGCCGTTCTCTCCAAATAGGATTGACTATTCGGAACAGGACTAACAGCACTATTTTTAACTTCTTTTACAGCCGGTTCATCAGCGAGAATCTTAACGATCTCACCAATTTCAGCAATGGCAAACTGGGCTTGCTTTGCCATTTCGCTTGTCTTCTTCACTTCCTTAGCGTACTCAGCACTTTGAGTAACGGCCCCGGTTAGTGTAGCACTGATTTGCTGAAGCTGTGCAATGATCGGAGCGAGAGCCTGGGCAATCGCAGTGGTAACGTCATCAGAAGAAACCGAATCGTCATCATCCTGGGCGGCTGCTTCTTCGGCGGTAACTGTTTTGTCATCAGCGGCACCACCGGCCTTAGCGTTGGGTTTCCCGTTGTCTATGGCGTCCTTGCCTGCTGCCTTATCTGCATCAGCTTGCGGCTTATCAGAAGATTGGGCCTGTTCTACAGGTTCATCGTCATCTTTTGCCTCAGCGGTTTGTGGCGAAATAAAACTTTCTACGGCTCCATCCTTAATAAGGCATGAACCACCGCCATCAAAATTGTATGCGCCATCAGGTACGGGAGATTCATTACCGGCATCATCTACAGCGTAGAGTACACTTCCTTTAGAAAGTTCGCCATCCCATTTAACGGATGTATTATCACTAAGCTTTGCAGTCGAAAACTTAACGGCTGAAAGCTTGCTGATTGCTTTATCTGCTCTTTTGCGTAGACCTTTTAATTTGTCAAGAATATTACTCATTATTAGAAATGCTTTATTGGGAAAGAGTTGCAGGCCAGGAGAATGAACGGCCTATATCTATATAATACTGAAAAGCCAGAAATTGCTTCAAAGCTGTTTACTGTGTATATGATTCCCGTTTAGATTACTTCTGAGCGGACGGCGGACCTTTGGGATCGATCTTTTTCTTCCAAGCTGCTACAATCTTATCCTTCACCTTCGCAAGATCGGCGGCGCTATATAGACCGGCATTCTTAGGATGATTGATATAGGACCATGCGGACCGGATGTGTTCTACCGTGTCCAACGGGTAGCGTTTCTTTTGATCCTTCTGATAACCCGGATCGGCATAGTCTACGTTTCCATATGGCGGCTTCGGCTTATCCATTGTTTCTACTTCGGCTAAGACTTCTTCTAACTGCTGAGCAAGCGAAAGCGGGTCGGGAACTTCTTCGAATAGGCCGGTAATTGAAAAGCCGGAGAACGTTTGCGCCTTTATCTCCGCCCAAATCTCGGGGTCCTCAACTTTGTACTGTACAAACCACGTCCCATCGGGGAGGTGAGAAAATGCAACAGGAGGCAACAAACCATATTTCTTGTTGGTAACGTACTGGCCTATCATGGTCACACCTTTTACCAATTGTCCATCATGTTCTAAGTCTACTTTGTTTCCGTTGTTTTGTTGACAGAAACGAATATTAGCGGCCAGGATCGTTTCCTTATCAATGGTCACATAATAAGGCTGATTCTGCTCGGAATCGTTACGGTATATAAGCTGATCCGGGATCAGGAGGGGACCGATACAAATTTGGTCATCCTCATCTTGTACGGCAAGCTGTAAAGGCTTCGGCTTGGCCTGGGTTTCTGAGAAGGTAATAAAATTAACATCGATAGCCGGACGCTTAACGAGGGCAACCGAGCTAACCCCCAAATCTTCGTCATTATCGGGAAGGTCTAATTTGAAAACGGGTAATTTCGTATCCATATAAATTTATGTTTTAAAGATTAAATACTTGAGGCATTTCTATAACCGGCCACTCTATTTTGAGCGGCTGTAACGTTAGATTCTACTACGTGGGCTTCTATGCTTGTTGGTGCTTGCCGGGTAGCGTTAGAAATCCTGTTAACGCTGTCATTGCTTATATTGGTCGTTGGAATAGGAGCGGACCCGAGAGACGGCGCACTAGCCCCACCACCTCCTTCAATTCCTACTGATCCTCCCCCGACTGCACCACCCCCGCCCCCTTCATGGCCGGGAACTTTAACGGCTACGATTGCTTTCATCTTTGCGATACCAGACCCCACGGCTGCGGCTGCTGCGATTGCTCCACGAACAGGGGATGTAGGATCACCAGGGAGAAGCTGAGAGGCAAACGCGGCGGTTGCAGATTGGTAGGTAGCAACCAACGTAGCCGCTATAGCAGCTTCTTTACCGGCTGCTGTATGCTTTCCTAATGCGCTGGCCGCACTCATTAATATTCCTTCGGCACTTTTTGCAATAGCTTGCTTTGCCTCCAATTCCTTACGCGCAATTTCTTTTCTTGCTTCGGCGTGTTGGCGTTCTATTTCCGTTTTCTGTTCTTCGGTTAGGGTTGTGTTCGAAATAGCGGTCTTATAGGCTGCTGCTTCTAACTTTAACCGGATCGAAAACGATTCGCGGTCTACGTTGATAAGCTGTTGAGTTGTGGCCTTATAGTCATCGATAGACTTCTTATTAGCCTGAGCAATCAAAGTGGCCTTTTGCTTTTCAGCATCCAGCATTATTTTAATATCGTTATCCGCGAGACGCTTATCTATATCCGAAACGTCCTGGCCATATTTAACCAACAATTCCTTTTCCTTGTTAAGGGATGCAGTGTTGAGGGCGAACAATTGATTTTCGTATTGCTCTTTACTGATCTTGCCCTTAGCATAATCTTCCTCCAACGCTGTTTCCTTCGCTGCAATACTTTCTTTAAGAGCCTTCATGCCCTGTTCGGCCAATTTGGTTTGTTCTTCCTTAATGGCCTTATCTCTTTCGTCGGCTGCAAGCTTTCTCTTTACCTCAGCATCCTGGTTAAGCTTGGCAAGTTCGGCGTGGTATTGTTGAATTGAAATTACCTTTGACTTTAGAAAGCCGTCAAGCTTGGTTTTTTCTTCCTGCTGCATTAGCGCGATATCCGCCAAAGCCTTTTGATAATGTGATACCGCCGCTCCCCCGCCACTGTTCAAAGCTTCTGCATCTGCCAAATCCTTGTTCAACTTTTCGGCGAGTTCGTTATACTGCTTTTTCAATTCAAGCATTTTCTCAGCCTGACGCTTGGCAAGTTCGGCGGCTTTCTCAGTGGCTTTCTTATTTGCTTCATCTACATCTTTCAAATGCTTTGCCTCAAATACAGCTTGCTGTTGTAGAATTTCTTCATACTCCTTAGAACCCTTTTCGGCTAAGGATAATTTCTTTTTCCAGTTGTCACTTTCAATCTTGTATGTATCCTGGCCCCGAGCGTCCATTATCTCTATCAGCTTGTCCGTCTGTTCGGTTTCCTTTTGCAGGGCCTCCCTTCTGTGTTCTTCAGCGATTTTTGCGGTTTCATCGGCTGAGGATTGCGCGAAGTTCTTAGCAACATTAAGACCGTCTTTGAGTTCGTCTAATGCACCTGAAAAATCGCCGTGTATCAATTTCATTACAACTTTGAAAGGTGTAATGATAGCTTTGATGATTGCACCACCAACGCCAAAAATGATTGCCTTAACCTTGTCGAATACTTCCCCTAAATTGGCAAGGCCAGGGAACACACCTAACACGGCTTTCTTGACTTCATCGAAGTTTGAGATAAGATAAGCCAGGGCGGAAATTAATAAGCCGATCCCCGTAGCTTTAAGAGCGGTTCCAAACCCTTTCGTAGCCGTAGTTGCAACCTTTGTTCCTTCTGCTGCTTCTACCTGGGCTGTGCCAAGTGCTTTCGTTGACCGGGCCTGAGCCTCAGTAATCTTTTTTGAAAGACCCATGACATTTATAAATGCCTTTGCGTTCCTGATACCTTCCTGAAATGCTTGCAGCCCGGATAGTAATGCAATAGCTCCTTGAGTACGCTTTAATACTTCATCGAGTGCTTTGTTCTTTCCTTCAAACAAAGTGATTGCACCACTAGCAGCAGTGAAGGCGCCAACCATACCTGTACCAATAGAGGCAATCGCTTTAAACTTTTCTTCGGGGTTTAAAAGTCTAATCTCTCTATTGAGTAAAGTAATTTCGCCTTTTACCTCAGCGGCTTTCTTGAGGGCAATATAATATTCGTCCGTTCCCTTAGTGGTAGCGTAGATTTCTTGCCGTGCTGCAACAAATTCCTTTCGTAGGTTTCCAATCGTTTCGGGGGAATCGCCAAGATTGACCCCGGTATTTATTATGATTTCTTCGGCCATCGTTTACTTTTTATATGCTTTTTCAATTTGCTGCACATACCAGGATGTACAGAAGTCGGGATTGAAGTACTGCGCCGTAACCGTTGCAGGTTCTTTCAATCTGTAATTTGTTTTTTGAAATCCGTTTTTGAAAAACGGCGTCATTCCGGCGTCATGATAGAGGGCCTTTGACCCGAGAACACTAATAAAATCCGTTGACCAAGCAAAAGAAAGATCGGGAGCAATTTGAGTTTTGATTCCTCTTTTCCATAAGGACCACAAAACAGCCCACATATCAGAACAATAGCTTTGAAAGCCTTCGTTCTCATTCACGAAAAATTCTGTGTTGATGGATTGCAAATACCGCTTGAGCTTAACACATCCTGCCAACACATCTTTCCAAAAATCCGCGTCAATACCTTTTAATAAGTATTGCGCCCCTCCCGACCTTTCCTGATTTGCTTGGATTATATTTCTATCTAAAGAAAATATTCTTGCACATTCATTCAGCACATCTATTTTTCTATAGTCGTGCATCTTGTTTAAAATCACCTGACCGATTTTGGAATCAAAATATTTGGCTCCTATATAATCAATCGTATCGGACAAGTAAACAATATCATCTTGCAACAGCTTTTCGAAGTCAATTGCCTTAAGAAAAAGAACATCCGAATCAATGTAAAAGACGGATTCCCCGGATAGCTCAGGATGAAGACTATAATGTTTCGCCAACACGTATGGTCTTACCAATGATTCGTACCGCAGCTTCTCAATGTGCGTTTCGTAAAGGTTGTCCGTATCTACATGCCAATGGAACGCGACTTGTGGAAATTCCTCACTCAGCTTTAGCCACGACGAATCGATTGGCTGATCTTCCTTTGCCAATACCAGGACATGCAACAATTTATC